CTAAATGACAACTACCGGCTCCACTCTTTTTAACATGGAGTTTCAGGAGATCGCCGAAGAGGCGTGGGAGAGGGCTGGGCGCGAGATGCGTACTGGCTACGATCTACGCACTGCCCGTCGTTCAATGAACCTGATGACCATTGAGTGGGCTAATCGTGGTATCAACATGTGGACGATTGAGCAGGGAGTTATTGAACTGACTCAAGGTTTAAACACCTATGCTCTTCCAGTAGATACGATTGACTTGTTAGACCATGTAATTAGAACCAACGCTAACCAGACCAATCTGCAAACTGATTTAAGTATCACTCGGATTAGCGCACCAACGTATGCCACCATCCCAAATAAACTTATCCAAGCCAGACCAATTCAGGTTTGGATTCAGCGTTTATCTGGTCAGACAGGTCCAGCTAACGCTACGTTGGTAGGCAGCATTACTTCTACAGCTACAACTATCACCCTAAGTAGCACCCTAAGTTTGGCGGCTAATGGCTTTATTAGGATTGATAACGAAGACATGTGGTACGGATACATCGAAGGTAATGTCTTAGGCGGGGTATTTCGGGGACAGAACAATACAACTGCGGCATCCCATACAACCGGAGCCACGGTTTATGCGCCGCAACTTCCAGCAGTAACTGTTTGGCCCACGCCAGACGGTTCTACAACGTATACCTTTGCTTATTGGAGACTGCGCCGTGTACAAGACGCAGGAAGCGGTATCCAAACAGCAGACATGAATTTCCGTTTCTATCCATGCTTAGTTGCAGGACTAGCCTATTACATTGCCATGAAGGTTCCAGATCTAGTCACAAGGCTAGATATGTTGAAGGCAGTGTATGACGAACAGTTCAATTTAGCGGCTGGTGAAGATAGAGAAAAAGCAGCATTACGACTTGTCCCAAGAGCCTCATTTATTGGGGGGAGTTTCTACTAATGGGTAACAGATTTTCATCTGGCAAATTTAGCATTGCCCAGTGTGATATTTGTGGATTTAGGTTTAAACTGAAACAGTTGCGTTATGAGGTTGTTAAGACAAAGCTGTATCAATTAAAAGTATGTGATGAGTGTTGGTCACCAGATCATCCCCAGCTTTTATTGGGTATGTATCCAGTAGATGATCCGCAAGCAGTACGTGAGCCGCGCCCAGATACTACATATGTTGCTTCTGGTTTAAACGGGTTACAGAATGCTCCTAATGGTGGTGATGCTGGTTATCCATCAGGCGGTTCGCGGGACATACAGTGGGGATGGCGACCAGTTGGTGGTTCAAGGCAGTTTGATTCTGTTTTGACACCGAATTACTTAGTTTCAATAGCGCAGGTTGGCACGGTAACGGTCAGCCCAACATAAGGAGTCAAAATGGAAAAGTCAGACGTTAAACGAATTGCCGACGTTGAAGCTAATAAAGCTGTCAAAGGGCATGAGAAAAAGATGCACAAAGGTGCAATGAAAATGGCTAAAGGTGGCGTAACCAGTATTCAAATGAAACAGATGGGCAGGAATCTAGCCCGTGCTGCCAATCAACGCAAGACCGGTCGTGGAGGCTAAGATGGGTAAGTTCAGCAAAAAGATGGGCGGTAAAGAAGTTGGTGATGCTGCTGTTTATGCTGCTCCACACCAAGGCGCTAAGGCAATGAACATCAATGATGTCAAGAATCCTCAGAAAGCTTTGAAGCCAAATCCTAATTGGAATCCAATGGATGGCGTAAGCGTTGGTGCTTTTGACACAGTAAAGACTGACGGCATTAAGATTCGCGGCACTGGTGCAGCTACCAAGGGTGTTATGGCAAGAGGACCGATGGGCTAATAATGGATTACGCTACCCTTGTAACCACTGTTCAGGATTATGCGGAAAACGATTTCGATTACGCAAACAATCCGGGAATAATCAACACGTTCATTAAACAGGCAGAGCAACGCATCTATAACACGGTGCAGATTGCAAACTTGAGAAAGAATGTGGAGGGTGCGCTTACGTCTGGGAATAAATATCTTTCTGCCCCATCTGATTTCTTGTCAACGTACTCTTTGGCAATCTATCCAGCGGCTGGCGGGGATTTTGTTTATTTGCTGAATAAAGATGTGAACTTTATTCGCGAAGCATATCCTGATCCATCTGTAGTAGGTAAGCCAAGACATTACGCTATCTTTGGTCCTCAATCTTCAGACATTAATGAATTGTCTTTTATTGTTGGACCAACGCCAGACGCTTCTTACAAAGCAGAACTCCATTATTACTACTACCCACCATCAATTGTTACTTCTGGGTCAACATGGTTGGGAGATAACTTTGATTCTGCATTGTTAAATGGAACAATGTTAGAAGCACTAACGTATATGAAAGTTCTTCCAGAAGACGCTCCGTTGTACTCACAGCGTTATGGTGAGTCAATTGCACTTCTCAAGAACTTGGGTGATGGCAAACAGCGTATGGATGCTTATCGTGATGGTCAGGTCAGGCTTCAGGTGAATTAATGAGTATCGTCCAGACACAAACGACAAGTTTCAAAGCTGAGTTATATCAAGGCATCCATGACTTAACTACGGATGTTATTAAAATTGCACTATATAATGGCAATGCTAATTTAAACGAAGCAACTACCGTTTACACATCAACTAATGAGTCAAGTGGCGGTAGTTATGTTGCTGGTGGTTCTCAATTAACACCTATTACAGTTAACTCTTCTGGGTCAACGGCATATGTTGGTTTCCCCAATATATCTTGGACAGGGATAATTACTGCGCGGTGTGCATTGATATACAACTCCAGTAAGGCAAATAGATCGGTAGCAGTGTTGGATTTTGGCTCGGATAAGACTTCTTCATCAACATTCTTAATAACGATGCCAGCCAACAACGCGAATGAAGCTTTGATTCGTAGTTCGTACTAAAGGAAAACCATGTTCAGTGCAAACGGCGGAGTACTTCTTGGGCAGATAACAGCAAAATCTGTGTCTGGTCGTGGATTTACTCCAGAAGAAGTAGCAGACATGGCGTTGGAAAAAATCATGTACGTAGGGGAAAATTCCCACCCAGTTATCCGTGATCAAGCGGAGGCTTTTAGGGAACAGATCCGCTCTGTATTGGTGAGGTATATGAAACAGGCGGTTGCGTCTCATAACACCACACTAGCAAACAAGCTTCGCGATGCAGGGCATCCTGAGCTAATTAAACTTTTGGAGAATTAAAATGCCTATTAGCGTAACAACGGCAATGCCTACATCCTTTAAGGTAGAAATCCTGAAGGCAGTACACAATTTCACAGCTTCCACTGGCAATACTTTCAAGATTGCTTTGATGAAAGCAACCGCTGCTGGCTCAGGAACGTATGGTGCAGCCACTACTAGCTACCTCAACTTGACCAGTAACTCGGACGAAGTTGCTAGTGGTAGTGGTTATACCACTGGTGGCAATACACTTGTTTCAGTTACTCCTGTAGCGAGTAGCACCACAGCCGTATGTGACTTTGACAATACCACATGGTCTAGTGCAACTTTTACTAGTTGTGGCGCTATCATTTATAACGATACAGCAACCGGCGATCCAGCTTGTGCTGTGTTGAGTTTTGGCGGTGATCAGCAAGTAAGTTCAGGAGATTTCCAGATTCAATTCCCTGCTCCTGCTGCTGCCACTGCAATCATCCGTATTGCTTAATAGGAAGAGAATGTGCCGAACCTCGTTAAATCGTGGGGCGAAGGAGCTTGGAGCGATGCTACTTGGGGCGGGATTCCTACTGCCAATATCATTGGTTGGGGTTCAGGCACATGGGGGCAGAACGGTTGGGGCGGTATTGTTGAAGCAATTACTCCCACAGGCGTTGAAGGAACAGGAAGTGTAGGAAATGTTTTATTGGTTGTTTCTGCTAACCCTGTAGGGGTAGAAGGAACAGGAGCAATTGGAACAGTAGTTATACCGCAGCAGGTGGTACTAACACCTGATGGTGTACAGGGAACCGGAGCAATTGGCACTCCTACCTTCTTCTTTGGTATTGTGTTTGTACCAACTGGCGTTTCTGGCACAGGCGCAGTAAATGATGCAACAGTAATTACATCACCAACGGTTTCTGTTACTGGCGTACAAGGTACAGGTTCAGTAGGAGTTGTATTTACTCCAATTAACGCTGTTGGTGTGCAGGGAACGGGCAGTGTTGGGGATGTCGCCGTAGTGTACGGAATAATAACTTCCGTCACTGGAGTAGAAGGAACATCAGCAGTTGGCGGGGTTGGCGTATCTACTGGAGAATCAGTTCTCCCAGTTGGCATAGCAGCAATTGGCAGTATTGGTACACCTTTGGTAAGTTACAATCATATTGAAAATGTAATTGGAGTCGCAGGTACTGGATCAGTTGGAACGGTTTCTTTTACTGGGTGGTCTGTGATTAATGATTATCAAGATCCAAATTGGGTCGTGATCCAAGTGGCATAA